CTCGGGCCATAGAATGGTCTCCGTAATCTTTGAGCGTTTCATAAAGCCCACCATAATGTCGAGAACTACCAAGGTTTCAAGCTCAATAGTTTTGTCCATCACCAGTGTCGCAATTCGTGGATGAGCTCCATTCTCCGACTTAAATAGGTCATCAAATGAAATTCCCTTACCCTTACAATGCTCCACCAGTCTGTCTACTTGGTCGCCAAAGAAATAACTCATTGACTCTATCCTTCTAAGATAGAACTTGTAGTTATCATCTGCCGACTGTTCAACTAGATTGCCTGCCCAGCACTTACCCGAATCCAAGGATGCGAAGTTTGCAACCAGGAAGTCAATCAAAATCTGTTTGTCAGGATACTTCTTGGCCAATTTAGCAAAGAAGTATTTGTCCTTACGTTGAAAGAACGACTTCTGGGTCGCAGAAGTCTTAAAACTGTATTTGAGGGCGTCATAAGAATCGCTCTCAAAGTGTAGTTTAACACTATTATATATCAGGTAGGCGTCCCAGGGCTGCATTTTAGTTTGTCAATTTCCTGTGTAATATGATCTCTAATTCTCATTTCAAGTGAAATAAATTTATTGTCAATGTATTGTTTAAAGTTAACAGGACCGCAATAAGTAGATTCCTTAATCATCGTGTGATCGAGAACTATAACACGTCTATCAATAGTATCGTCGGCAATTTTCTGTACATACATGGGCAGAGGATACGTGTTACAACCCGCCGTCTTAATCATAAGGTGATTCTCATCATAGGTGAGATATTGCGGCGTGGTACCAAAGGTAATACCGCTATTTGTAGACTGAATAGCGTAATTACCACAATTGTTGCCTGATGTTGTAATGACATAATCAGAAACCCATGGTTTTGCTACAACGGGTTCCTCTTTTACAGTTGCAACCTCGGGCTTGGGCTTGGGATATAACTCCTCAAGTTTTTCAATGAGACTGTCACTGATTGTATTCATATTACATGAATGAATCTAAAGAATTGCTTTTGGGTAATAGATTGCGCGTCATTGCTTCGGCTTCAATCTTGGATTTAATGACGGGAGAGATGAGCTTACCAATGTCCAATGGGTCGATTTGCTTCTCTTCACAATAGTGAAGGACTGCTTCCATATAGGTCATCTTTTCATCAATAACCAATTTTTCAATGATGGTCGCAAGACTCTGTTTTGTGAGGATATTATCGAGGAGCATGGTAGTATTAACGGTGAAGTTCTACGCGTTGAATACGGTAGTTGGCAACCTCTTCCGGAAGGTTCATTTCCTTTACAATCTTTGCGCGTTCGGGAGAGTTGTCATTCTCATAGAAATACATGATACCATATACAAAATGGCTGTTCTTGTACTTATTGAAATTGAGCAGCTTTTCAATCTGGGCCTCAAATGGCATGTCGGAATAGAACTTTGGGTTCGGATTCGTCTCACTCTTTACTTCAAGAGGATACAATTCATTGAGCTTATCCAAGACGGATTTCTTGCTTCCGATGATGACGGTACTCATACGAGCAATCGCCATTACATCTGTTGGTTCTTTTACTGGAGTGTCCATAATTTTTAAATTGCTGTTAACTTGTACTTAATACCATCTACTTCAACGATTTTGCCTTCGCAGGTGGGCTTGGGTTCGATGTATTCGTTGAATTTTTCCTCGGTCATTTGTTTACCCTCCACCCACCACTCTTTAGACCCATCACCCCATTCACAGGCTGGTCCATCAAGACGATGAAGTTCACCCTCTACCCACCATGATTTAGACCCATCAGTATATTCGATAGCTGGGCCATCAAGACGATGGTGTTTACCATTAAGCCACCAGGATTTAGACCCATCAACATGTTCAATAGCTGGGCCATCAAGACGATGAAGTTCGCCTTTATCATTATACCAACGAATGGTCTTATCTTTATTGACTGTTACTTTGTAAATTTGCATTGTTTATAGAATTCTGAGGAGCACAATGTCACCATTGATGCGCCCATTTGGTTTTGCAATCTTTGTGGTGAGTTTTTCCCACGCCTTTTCAAGCTGTTTCTCTGTGCTTCCTACGGCAATAGGAATGAATTCGTCGGGCTTGCGGAGACGGATGCAACGGGAAGCCACCTCATCATAGTTCTGAATAGTGGTACCCTTGATGACGAAACCAGTGGTCACTGTGCAAACATAGTCGAACAGTACCCGAGTCTTTACATTGAAGGCAAGGAGACGATAGGCACCAACAACCCGAATAGGATTGATGGAGGTAATCTTAAACTCCTCGCTGTGCTTGAGGTACTGGAGCTTGGCAATCTGTTTTGTGGCAGCCGTAGGTTTCTTCTCACGTGGAGACTTTGCCGCTTTTACACTCGTCTTAAACATCGTTAGATCGTCTACCATCGATGATAGAGCATCAATACGTGCGAGCATTTGCTTCTTGGTGTATGAGCTGTAGGCTTCAGCAAGATACTCGCTGGCACCAGTGTGAGCATCGGTTATTTCCGTCAGCGCCTTTTCAAGGTATTCTTCCACGAAGGTACACGCAGCCGCAGGGAGTTCGTAGTGCTGCATTGATTTGTAGATGGATAAACACCTTACCTCATCACCGGACTTGCACCATTCATCCATAAGGAGCTCAAGGTCCATAATGATGGTCTTGTTACACTTTACCTTGAGACGGTCCATGGGAGAAATGCCACTTGGTTTTTCGGCTACGATAGTTTGCACGGTATCCTTTTGCTTTGCTTTCTTACCTTCAATAATTGCGTTTGCAATGGATTCCTTTACGAATATATCGCAGGGTTCTTGCGGTTCGACATCGAAACGTAGTGTTTTAAGGTACTCATTAACTTTTGGATGAATTGTGGGCATACCTTTATTGAGGCACGTGCAAAGAGTACCAGTGGTCATACCGGGAAAATAGTCGGGAGCAGCTTTCACTGCTGCAATGTCTTCCTTGGTATAACCATTGTTGCTCATCCATTCCAGAACGGCAGGCTTGGTGTCCTTTGCCGTGGAGTAATAGTTGTAGAAGTTGAATGATCGAGAATACTCCTTCCAGAATTGTTCCACTGGCCATGTCTCCCAACCATCCCAGATTGGTTCCTCACCGGTATAACGCGAGTCGACCGCGGCAATGCCATTGCCCGACTTGCGACCCTTCTTGCGGTTCTTTGCCGCAGCAGATTTGAGTATGTGATCGACAGACATATTAGAGGGTCTCAATAGAGGTAACCGAATCCACTCTGAAAGAGCGCCAGCCCCCATTCTCAATGTCGTACACGCGAACGGCGTCTTCCGACAGATTCAGTTTCTTATTACCCTTGGGCATAAGGTCCTCGGGAATAAAAGAAGTGTCCAGAGTTCCGCGGAGTGCCCGAGCCGTACCATCAACCTTAGTGAAGTTGATCAGTACCAGCTTATTATTGCTCAGCGTATCCTTGATTTCAGTGTATGTGTATTTTTTCATTATGTAGTAAATATAACAGGATTCAATCAAATGTAAACAACAAAAAAGCACCGTTTCAAAGGAGCCTACTCAAAGAAGATTCTTTATGAAAGATAGACCACCATAAGTGGTCGTAATTGATCGATGATCTACTTCTGAGTGAAAGTAAGCTCTTTTGAAACGGTGCTTTCAGAGGTTATTTATTAGTTAGATAAATTCAAGGCTGGGCGTCATTTTGATACGCGCAAAGCCGTAGAGAAGGTCTCCGAGTTTTGTGATGTGAGTTTGAAATTCTCCAATGAAACGGTCTTTTAGCCCTTCCGGACGTAGTCCGCGGTTGTAAATTGTAACGGTGCATGTTCCATCATCAAAGGTTACTATTTCTACAACCAGTTTATTGACACTACCGGGACAGTCATCCGTCGGCAAATCAAAAACAGCCGCAAATCTCTTGGTATCGGTCTCAACGGATTGATGTTCAATGTGAGTGATTCCAACAAAATTAAATGGTGATTTCATTTTATTAGATTGCTGTTAGTTTATATTTGATACCATCTACCTCAACGACTTTACCTTCACAGGTTGGCTTGGGTTCGATGTATTCGTTGAATTTTTCCTCGGACATTAGTTTACCCTTAACATACCATGATTTAGTTCCATCAGCATATTCCACAGCAGGGCCATCTAGACGATGTAGTTTATCCTCAACATACCATGCTTTAGTTCCATCAGCATCTTCAATAGCCGGGCCATCCAGGCGATGGATTTTATCCTCTACATACCATGCTTTAGAACCATTAGCCCATACCCGAGCTGGGCCATCCAGGCGATGGATTTTATCCTCTACATACCATGCTTTATAACCATTAGCATATTCAATAGCTGGACCATCTAGGCGATGATACTGATCTTTATCATTGTACCAATAGCGGTTTTTATCGTTATCGACGGTTACTTTATAAGTTTGCATTTTATTAGATTAGTTGAGGTTTTTGTAGACTTTGGCCCAGTAGGCTTCAAGGTTCTTTTGTTTGGTGTCCGACATCGGAGATGCCACACGGCGCCAAGAACTACCGCCGCCGTTCCAGATGAAACCAAGTTCCTTCTCGGTGGCTTTACGGTTCATGGTTTTTTCAATGTGTTTTGAGTAGAAATTGAGAACGCCTTTGGCGACCTCACGGGCTTTGTGCTCGTTGAACATGTCGGAGTGCTTGTAATTCTTACCCGTGATGCGGTTAAAATCGCTGACCATCACATCATGAATCTGAAGGATTCCAAGGGCTTTACCGCGGTCACCGACGGCAGCAGCATTGCCGTTGCTTTCGGTACGGACGAGGGCTTCAATTAGGCGGTCGACATTTTGAGCCGAAACAGCCGCGGTAAGAGCCAGGATTGCGAGGATATATTTAACCTTCATTATGATACAATCATACACAAAACCGTGTGAAAGTAAATGGAATAGATTGTCCTAAGTTATTGATTAGCAATACCAGCGACTAATAAAGTCATTATCGTGTTTAAAAAACAATACCTGGCCATTGATGGTGTGTTTTGCCGTCCGCCTAGTCTTTTTTTCAAAAAGACTGCCTTTAAAAATAAATTTTTCGGCAATACGCAAGTCACGAAACGTAAGTTTGATATTTGATTTCAATTTCATTATGATACAATCCTACAACATTTCATCAAAAAGTAAACCAAATAGATTGTCCTAAGTGGTTACCAATCAACAATCATTTAGAAGTTGCACGGAAAACCCCATCCCACATCGGTCCTGGGTCGGCTTTTTCGAGGTCATCTATACGTTCTACCATCATGTCGTAGTAATCACTTAGAAAAGTCATATGTGATTTTAGATCAACGGCTAATGCACGTGCTTTTGTCCATTCTCTGGCACGGTAGAAATCCAGAAATTTGTCGTGGGAATCTGAATAGACGCGTGTACCCTTATCAAATACGGTGTAAATCTTCACGCCTTCTTTCTTACCCTTTACCGCAATGCAATCTAATTCCAGCGTGGGATACACGTCCTTCACATATTCTCGGGTGATGGGACCTATCACGAATTTGACTCCGTACGGTTTTGACTGACCCTCAAGACGGGAAGCAAGATTCACCGAGTCGCCGAGACAGGTATAGTCGAAGCGTTGAGTCGAGCCCATATTGCCCACAACAACGGTACCCGTATTCACGCCAAGACCCATTCCGAATGCAGGGATGCCTTCCTTGGTCACCTCATCGTTGAATGCCTTAAGACTTCCCAGCATTGTGAGACCCGTTTCAACTGCGTGGAGCGCATGGTCCTTATCATCAAGTGGCGCGTTCCAGAATGCCATCTGAGCATCTCCGATGTATTTGTCCAGGGTTCCTTGGTTGTCCAGAATGGCTTGCGTCATTGCCGTCATGTACCGATTCATAATCTTAGTGAGACCCTGAACATCCTTGCCGTAGTGTTCGGAGATTGCGGTGAATCCACGAACATCGGTAAACATAATGGACAGTTCTCTTGAATCTCCACCCAGTTGTAAAAGGTCGGGATTCTTCTGGAGTTTCTCAACCATCGCGGGAGATAGGTACGTGCCAAACTGTTTCTTGATTTGCTGTTTCAGCTTAAACTCCATGATGAATCGCATGAAGAGAGAACCAGCCCAGACTACGGATGCGGTACCGACAATCCAAGTATAGTCGGCAAGGAGACCTTTATTGAATAAATGGAAACCGTAATAGACGGGAAGGCATAGGGCAATTAGATAGATACCAAGATTCAAGGCATAACCCAAAAATGAGATTGCTCCGATCAGAATAAGTGCTGCACCTACGCCGATTGCAATTTCATAGAGGTCAAATTCGGCTGGACGTTCAAGACGATTTCCATCAAGCAACATCTGAAGAGTCTGGAGGCTCAGTTCATGTCCGTACGCCGTACCCAATGGAGTTGCAACGGTATTTGCAAGACCCTCAGCCGTGAGAGCAATCACGACAATCTTATCTTTCACGTGCCATTCATCATCGGTATACGGAATCGCCTTAAAGGTATATTTGAAATTAATCCAGACGCGACCATTGCCATCAGTTTTAATTGGAGGAGTACCGGGAACTCGAATGGCAGAAACACCCGATTCGGTGACCTTGACCTGGAAGCTGGGTTGGTTGCCAAAGACACGGAGAATTTCCAGTGGCATTGTGGGATACTTTTCTTTTTCAATCTGAATCATGAGTGGTAATCTACGAACCACACCATCAAGCTCGGGAGCCGTAAGCAGCATCCCTACGCCCGTGGATGCTTCGCCAATCTCTTTGAGTGGTCCAATTGCCGCTGGGTAATCAAATAACCAGTCATCGGTGGTACCGCCAATCGTTGCAACGCCACGTGGAATTGGAACGCCCTTACCCTTTAGCGATGCCGATTGTCCAGTAATCACGGGCGACTGACCCAGCATCTCAATCAATTCTTTATCACCACCCAGTCTATCTGGTTCCGCAAAGATAATAGGTAACACAACGCCGGATGCGCCAGACTCCATGGCTTTTTGAATGGCACCAGCCAATTCTGTACGCTTCCATGGCCACTGTCCGTTCTTTTCCAACGCCTTCTCATCAATCTCCACAATGACAATACTGTCCGATACCACCTTGTCCTGTTTTCTCTGATAGTAATCCAGACCCTTGAGGCGCATTACCTCAATCGGATATGGGTTGGTAATACGGAGACCCACGGCGACCGCGAGAAGAATGACACCGACCAAAAGGATTCTGAATGTGTGTTTGTTCATTTTTGAATGATGTTTACCTTAAGTTTATCTCCGAAGTTGAGTGGGTATACCGTGGTTCCGTTGGAGTCGGTAATCTTAAATGTTGCGCTTGTGTCGGCTTTTAATTTATAGTGAATGACTCCTTTAGATGTGGAGAGATTCATTATAGCGTTTACACCGTCGGTTGTAAACCCATTATTGACGGTGGCTGTAACAATAAGGGTGGGTAGGTTATTGTTTATGGTAATCTCTGGATTCTTGGCGATGACCTCTGCTACGGCTTGCAGTATTTCTGGCTGCATTGCCTTTACGTCGATGATGGCTGTTTTAGTTTCTTCAATAGGCTTTTCTTCAGCCTTAACTTGAGTAGCCGTACTAGGTTCAACCTGAGAAACTGCAGTAGGGGAATCACTCTTGCCGCCTGATTTTTTGTTTGGTTTATCATCTACCGAATCGGATGTGTTTGCCTGTGTCTGTTTCTTTGCTTCCTTTACCGCGCTTGTGACGGGCTTTGGAGTCTCAACAAGAATGAGGTTATTGATTTTGCTTTCGTCCTGGAAGTTAAGTATGACGGGATTTGTGGGAGATGATTGCATTGACGCAATAAATGTGGCTTGAAATGCCTGAGTCATAAGAACACTTCCGGCTGCATTACTCACCTCAATCACACCAACAACACCAGGAGTCGCACTATACTCGGGGCGTGAAGGTAACAGAATGACAAGACTCTTACCGTCCTCCGATACCGTCATTGAGAAGTCGGTACCACGAACAGAAATCTTTGCCGTAGGAGTTTGAACCTTAATGTTTTCTCTGCTGTTCTTTGCAATAATACCCGACGCATAACGAACGGTACCAAATGCTGTTTTCATTCCGACCTTACCCTTACCACTTGCCGGATCATATACAAATTCATCAATCTTGAGCTTTGAAAACTCCGTTATCTGCATCAACGTGTGATCCTCAAACTCAATAGATACCCGTGCCTTTAATGTCTCAATGGTATCATCCTGTTCAATCTCCGTTCCCACCTTACCTTCCAACTTATCCTTACCACGAACAATCTGAGTTGGTCCGGTAACCTCGGTCAGTTTCCCGACCGAGGCGCCGGCTTTAGATACAAAAATAGCCGCAATCAAAAACAGTACTGCGGCTATGCGCATACATTACGGAGTCGGAGGAGCAATGGTTGCAGTTGGATCTGCTGCACCATAGTTCGAGGATCCGGTGGTCATGACGGGAGCAGCAGCAGTTGTTGTCTGGATAATCTTAACGGTATTATTGCTACCAGTTAAGCTATAAACAAGTGACTGTTGTTCCACGCCAGCCTGATAAACGGTGAGGTCATTCGTGCTACCCAGAATGGTGACATCTTGATAATGTCCGCCTTTCTGAGTCGATGCACCAACGCTTCCAATCTGAGTAGATTTAATGGTATTTGAATTACCAGTAATCTTGTAATCGACCCAGTTATATGAAGCATCCTCGAATCCGAATTTCAGTGTATTTGAGTTACCAGTTACGTCAATGGTGACATCGCTGTTTGCAATGGTCGCCTTTGATGTATCACTGTTGGAGCTGTGATCAACGCTGACATCTTTATTCACGGTGAGTGAATTCGTGTTTCCGACCAACGACACATTGAATGTATTGCTGCCACCGTTCATGAAGTATTTCTGATTGTTTCCATCACCAGTGGCAACAGCGAGCAAGCTCAGGTTGTTGGCTCCGATAATAGAGAAGTCAGTATTGTTGTTATCTCCCATCTGGCGCAGTTCAAAGGTAATGTTATCTCCCGTGATGTTGCTTGGTGTGCCAGTGGAACCGACTTTGTTAAGGGAACCGACCTGAATTAAGGTTGTGGTACCCGCGGTTGTGATCTGATTCACATAGATCTGATTTTGTGCGAAGGCTGGGTTTAACAGCATAAGCGCAAAAATGAATCCTAGTATTAGTTTTGTTTTCATTTCTTTTTAGCGTTATTGTTGTTTGAGTCTTTGAATTGCCAAAGACCCGCGGTCTGCCCCTGCTTTACGATTTCAATTACTGCCTGATCAATAGCGCTCCGAACGGCAATACCATTCGGTTCATTTGCAGTTAAACCAAGTTCTGACTCAATCGGGGTTACTCCATGATCATAAAATTTAAATAGATTGCCCGAGAGGGCAATACTCGTAATGGTTTTAGTAACAGCCACGCTCAAGAGGACCTCTCCCGTTTGAACGCTTACGAGTCTCAGCGACACTGTTACCACATCTTTACGGTATTGCGTGCTGCTTGATATTCCAAGAATACTGGCACCCGCACCTCCTGTGAGGATATTACTGTCATAGCCAATGATACCGCCCTGCGCAATGACGCCGGCAAATAACATCGGAGTTAATCGCTCGGCATCTTTACCGAGGAAAGTTTCTCTTGTCTGGGAAATAAGTTGGCGTTCCTTAATGATGTCATCAAGGCTGGCACGTTCAAGGACCTGGAACCATGTGCCATTACCCGCAAGGCGTAGCCCATCAATTAACCAACTCTCCGCGCCCTGAGTCACGGCAGACGAGAATGTCGCATAGGCATCGGCGGTCTTTCTCTGTCCCGTCTTATCGGCAAACCCATAGACGGCAATTGTCATCCGAGGTCCGTCAATAGGAGGAAGCTCCGATAGCTGTTTTGCCATCGGAGACATCTGTACCTTTGGAGTTTCTAGGATTGTAGGTTTCTGCGGAACAGAAGCACAACCGCCGAGCAACAGAGATAGTAATAGTATGGAGATGAATTTCACCATTGATCAGCCACCGCCAGGATTCAATGTTCCAACAGGAACCTGAATAGTTGTAGTATTGCCGGTTGCAGGATCCACAATGTAAAGAGTGACCATATCACCATTCTTTTGCCACGTCACCGTTGATCCGCCCTGAAGATTAATGATGCCAAAGTTTGCTCCGTTGGAGTTAAAGATGGCATCCGTGACCTGAGATGCTAGTTGAGAATAGATTCGAGCCTGTAGGTTATTGATGAACGCATTAAGCGGGGTGTTTTGCGCCGCCACCTTTGCAGTTTCAGCATCGGCTTTTGCTTGATCTTTGATTGTTTGCTTTCGGGTTCTTGCAAGGTTCTCAATGGTGATTTCATGGGAAGAAAACCCAATGCCGTTAAACATTGGAGACTTAAAACCATGCACCATATCCGATGCGACAACCTTACTGAGGAGGAGGCTGAGTATTAGAAGTTGGAGCAGGTTTTTCATTGTTGATTTGTGCGGATGTATGACCTCCGCGTTGCATTTCGATAGCTGTATTAATCTTTTGCTCTAATCTTATAAGGTCATTATCAAGCATACGAATTCGGTCAATCAATGCGATCATAGTTTTCTTAGCTTCCGATAGCTCAGAATTAATGTTCTCCGTCACAAATTTCCAAACAAAGTAAATAAAGTAGCCCATACCAGCGGCAGCCATCATTGGCATACCATACTGGTTGATCATCTGTTTTAGTTCAATAGGATCCATAATTAGTCCTTTCTGGCATCCGTCTTACCGTCACTACGAGCCAGGCGTTCGAGGTCGACACGTAATCCGAAACGTGATGAGACCAGTGCATCAATACGAATAAGGTCGTTATTCATTGTACGCACACGGTTGTTTAGCATACCGGCAAGACCATTTAATGATTTCACATCATCCACAACTCCCGCAAGAATGTACTTGAGGAGAATTACAATGAAGACTCCGCCAGCAATAACTGCTGCAACTGAGAATCCAAGGTCGGCAAATGATTTGATTGTTTCAAAACTCATTGATTCACAATCTTTGAAATCTTAGCTTCAAACTCCTCAATCTTCTTAATGCGGTTGGGCCATTTAATGTATTCCTTCTCAGGATTCTTTTTCAGATTCTGGAGGAGTGGAAGGATTGCTTGGTATAACCGATTCAATCTGTCTTCATGATGCGCAGCAGCCTTCTCGGCTACGTCTACTTGCTTTGTTACGTCAAGTTCATCTTCGGCAATGGTAGTGAAACCAAAGTCAAAGGGGTCTATAGAATTATTTGTTGCCATGGTAATAAGAGTTGTAAATAAAAATGCTACCCCATCAATAAAGATAAGGTAGCATTCAGTATTGCTATTTATAAAATAAACAGTTTGTATTATTACAGTATTTGAATCCTATGAGACATTAAGTTGAATAGAGATACATTATAACGTATCTAAGCAGAGTGTAAACAATAAAGCGCCGTCGTATTATTTAGTTTTAATGAATGTACCAGCTTCTACAGGTTTGAATATGTTCTTGATACCGCGTGTTTGAATGGCGCGGAAAACGAAATATGGCCACCAGATGATCTTTGGAATCTTGACGACCTTAATGTTGGAGTCGGTAATGACTGGAACCTCAGCGTCCCAGAGTTTCAGCACAAGTGGTGCACCGCTTACAGACTTGGTGAGGCTGATTCTACCGTTACGGGTTGGTTTGCGACCAATGTACCAATAGTTGTCGTATTGGCCGAATTCCATATCACAGTCGGATCCACTTGAGATAAATGACACATCACGGATGGTATATCCATCGACGGAACCCTTAATGGTAATGCCATTCTTGCGCGGAGCAAGTACCGTATTGTTGAAGGTATAGTTTGAACCTCTGACGGCATCGATGCAGTCTTCCTTGCCGCCTTCAATGGTGCAACCATCGACAA